TCTTAAATCCGTGAAGGAACTTCGCATCGAGTTTTTCTATATGAGTCAAGGCCGTTTGATTCCTTATGATTTCAGGAACCAGAATCACGTCCTGAAATTCGAAATCACCTGTTCCACCGACAAATTGAAAAATATGACACCCCTGCCGCCGCCAGATGAAGAGAAAGATGAGCCGTTACCCGTTGTAAGCATTCCCGAAGAGAAGGAGAATCTTTACAAGGTCGAATACATTTACATCGGCCTGATCATTTTCACTGGTATCCTGTTGATACTGTCTATGGGTAAGAGGCAAGCCGCTTAGCGGGTGATCGCGTAGACGGGCTGCGCGGGCTTAGCGACGCGACGGTTGACGGTGCTGACCACGAGGTAGACCACCACGGAAAGGAGGGTGGTGAGGAAAGCAGTCATCACGTACTGGCGGCCGCCGTTGCGCGGGACCTTCACGACCTGGGTGATGGACCAGCGAACGAAGTCCATCCAAGACATCGCGGCGGCGAAAGAGAAACCCGCGACGATGGAGTTGAGGGTCTGGGAAGAGAGCTCCTGGGAAACGAGGTTGACGGTCTCGATAGCAGCGGACATGGTTGTTATACTATAGTCTACGAAAAAAAATCATTCGAACGACAGTTTTTCGTCGTCGTTCACGATCTTCTTAAACTTTTTGGTCTTAACCCTCTTGGAAAACATTTCCTCGTCGTCCGAATCGTCGGTCGAGCTCTCCGCCGATTCGTACTTCTTGAACTGATCGTCGTCGTTGTTAAACGACCACGGCTCAGGCTCCGAGATGTTCATTACTATCCACTGCATTTTTTAACATCTCCTCCGCCGGACTCTGGGGGACCCACGTGTTCCACATGTCGTACGCCAGGTTGACTTCGTTCAGGAAAGGGTCGTCTCCTGAGTATCGAACGAATTCGGGGCACTCCTCCACCGGGACCTCCTCGATCTCGGATCCCGAATCGTCAGAGTCGCCCTCGTATATCTCGGGCATGGTACTCCCCAGCGTCTGACCCACCTTGCACATGGCACAATACTTGGTTGCATACTCGACATCCTCAGGAAGAAGGACGTCTCGTTCGCACCCCTTCGAGTAGTGCCCCGCGATCACCATGCTCTGTTCCAACACGGGCAGAAATATGTCCACCATCGTGGAGATGTACCTTTCGGCGACGTCTTCCGTCGAGCCGTTGAATCCGGTTCGCATCAACATGTTACTTTCATACGCGATAAAATGTTTCCGAAAAAACCCCGAAATATACTAGCAATGAATCTCCAGCTGAGGAAATTCAAACCCGAGACGATGACCGACGACAGGGTATGCGTCTTCATTGGGAAGAGAAACACCGGTAAGTCCACCCTGGTGAAGGACATCATGTTCCATAAGAAACACCTTCCTGCTGGTATCGTGCTCTCGGGGACCGAGGAGGGGAACCATTTCTACTCCGAGTTCATACCCGACCTCTTCGTGTACGGGGATTATGATCGCGATGCAATAGAACGGGTCATGGCCAGGCAGAAGAAACTGATCGGTCGGGGCAAGGTGGGGAATTGTGGTGCCTTCATGCTGTTGGACGATTGCATGTACGACTCGAAATTCTTGAAAGACACGTGTATTCGTCAGTGTTTCATGAACGGACGTCATTGGAAGATCTTCTTCATGCTGACGATGCAGTATGTCATGGACCTCCCACCAGCCTTACGCGCTAACGTTGATTACGTCTTCATCTTGAGGGAGAACATTATTCAAAATAGAGAGAAACTGTATAAATCCTTCTTCGGTATCTTTCCCTCGTTTGACATGTTCTGCAAGGTGATGGACGCGTGTACAGAAAATTACGAGTGTCTCGTGTTAGATAATACGGTAAAGTCTAACAAGATTCAGGACTGTGTGTTCTGGTACAAGGCGACGCTCAGGAAAAACTTCAGGGTGGGAAGTCCTGATCTATGGAAGCTGCACAAGAAGATGTACAACCCTAAGCACGGCGACGTCAAGGAGGACGACGCCAAGAAAGCGACCAGGCAGACCAGGTTGAAGATAACCAAGACCAGGTGATGCGTCGCATCTAGGGTTCAAAAAACTCGGGGTACAGTATAAAATGGCCGACAACGTGATGACCATGAACCTCTCCGACAACGGCGAAGGGATGGTTCCTCTCATGAACAACAACCCCGCGACGACGTTCAGGCAGAATGAATCGTCAGCGTATATTCAACATGAAAAAAATATCACTGAACATAAAGAGACGACGATGGACTCTACCCCTATTAACGATATCATGATGGAGCCCCCGATGGTGCAGCACGAACCCAAGATGCAGGGCGCCATGCCGCACATGACCGCCCCGGATTCCCAGGGTGCGTACCAGATGCAGGGCGAGAAGCCCGCGAGCAAGAACCCCTTCAACCTGACCGACGACCAGCTCACCGCACTCGTCGCCGGTTTCTGCGCAGCCATGTCGGTGTCTAAGCCCATTCAGGATCGCCTCGCGACCTCTATCCCCAAGTTCCTTAACGAACAGGGGGGTAGAAGTTTGGTCGGCCTCGCCTCCACCGGTGCGGTGGCGGCGGTGATCTTCTTCCTCGTGAAGGATTACGTCGTCAAGCATTAATTCCATCCCATGTTGCTGTAGATGGAAGTGTCTCCCAACTGCCACGAAATCAGCGCACCCACGGCGAACGTCCCCGACAATAAGCCACTGAGTTTAAGTTTCTTATCGTTGGACGCCTTACCACTGTCTTTCATAGCTTCCCTCGTATCAGGGGAAGCGAGGTTGATGACGTACACCAAAATCAAACTGATGAAAGTCGCCAGTCCGAAAAATTGCCGGTTCACGGCGAGCTGAGGCGCCATACCCACGGCGTAGCGCATGGCGTTCGGCGCGACGATCGTCATCCAGAGAAGGTTGAACATGTAACTTTTCGTGTACTGGGGCACAAGTAACATCGCGTACAGGATGATCCAGGAAATGACCGCATATCCCAGGACGGAGAGCGAAGACTTCATTTTACTGTAAACTGAGATATTATTTATCCTGGACGTGCTGACCGCAGAACTCCGTCTTCTCCATCACCCGCTCGTAGATTCCCAGGTTGACGCACATGTCCCTGAGCTCCTCGTAGTTTTTCCAGAACGCCGGCGAGTGCGAGTACTCCTCGACCGTGCAGTGCGCGAGCTCGTGGATCAGGACATGGAAAATCACGTTGGGTTCGCCGTCCAGGCACAGTGCGATCTCCCCGCCCTTGTTGGTGTTGGTCCCGACGGACTCGCTCATCCAGCGCTTACCGGTGAGGGGGATGTGGCGCGTGAGCATCTGGAACTTTTCGTTACCCGTCTCCTTCAGGTGTTCCCTGAGAGTTTTGTACTTTTCGTTGACGATCCGCAGGTTCTCCGGCTGCCTCGTGGTGACGAAGAGCACGATCGCGAGAACGATGAGGACGGCTGCGATCATCATCTCTTAGAGTACACGAAGATAAATTTACTGTAGAGTTCCGATATGGGATTTCCCTCCAAGCCCTCCCAACTCAAGAGCGTGAACCCCGCGTCCTCGAGGTGGGTCACCAACAGGTCTTTGTACGCGACCGGCTCGGATCTCGGCCCGTCCGCGTAGAAAGGTGTGTCGACCAGGTGGACGAATAACTTTTCACCGAACCCCCCGTTCCCGTGTTCCTTGAGTTTGAAAAAATTACCGCGGTCGTCCACCAACGGCGTTTTGAACACGAGCTTCTCCGAATCGGGGATGATACCCACCAGATGCCCACCCGGCTTGACGCGTTTTCGAATCTCACGTATCGACGCGTGGAAGAGTTCCTTCGTGGCGAATATGTAGTGCAACGAAAAGTTGTAACACACGATGTCGTGTTTTCTGTTGGGACAGGCGCGAACGTCCCCCTCGTAGAAGTTTACCCGTATTCGCATGTTCTTGGCGCGAGAACGTGCCTCCACGAGCGCACTTGGTTCGGGGTCGCACATGCTGATATTCGCGCCGCACCTGTGCCATTTCTGAAGGTCGCCGCCGAAACCGCATCCCACGTCCAGTACGCTGTTTCCCTCCCTCGTGACCGCCTCGATCAACGATCGCTTGGCCTCGTTGTGGGTCTTGCGTAGCTCTTCCATGCTTTTCTTTGACGCGTAAACTTTAACTTAAAGTTTTGGGACTCGATATGTATAGAAATGTCCCTCACTCAGGATTACACCACCGTTCCCGGCCAGCTGTATGCGTGCCTCTCCGTCGTAGGCCCCGAGGCTCCGCAGAAGAACGAAAAGTTCGGCATCAAGATCCGCGGTGCCTTCTCCAACAGAGACGAAGCCGCCAACCACGCGAAGCGACTCCAGAAGGAGGATCCCACCTTCGACATTTACGTCGTCGACATGTACAAGTGGCTCCTGATCCCCCCTGATCCCACCGCCATCGAGGATACCAACTACACGAACGAAAAGCTCCAGGAGATCATGACCGGCTACCGCGAGAACCAGGCACAGGCGGCTCGAATGTTCCAGGAACGGAAGGATGGCATGCTCTCGGGAACCAATCACTTCACACCCGGAGACGATAACTCTAAGTTCTACACCAAGCCCGACGAGGCTCCGATCAGCCACCCCGCGGAAGTCTTGGAGCGGCTTCAGAAGGAAAAGCCCGACGCTCCCATGGAGGAACTGGTCAAGGAGGCTGACGAGATCGTGGCCCAAGAGGTGGAAGAGCGCAAGAAGGAGCGCGAGAAAGATTCCACCGAGGCGAAACTCGAGGAAATCACCGAAGAAGGCGGTGAACCAGAAGTATCCTCCTCTGCGTAAATAAATATGTAATACACTAATAAAAGATGTTCGCTATTATCTTAACTGCACTCGCGGTCGGGGCGTTCTTCATTTTGTTTTTCAAGTCTACAGTGACGACTCCCGAGAAAAAAGAGGAAGAGGCACCTTTGACGAACGCTGCCGCGGTCGGGTTCGTCGAAGATACTGGTCTGGATTCGTACGGGGCGGTTTTCAAAAAGGGGGACATGGGAACCTTCGTCGCGCACGACACGCTTCCGCGCGGAAGCTGGATGAGTGGGTCGCCCTACCTCGAGGAGACCGTCGAAGCCTAGGCGTACCTTAGAATCACAGGTTGCATCGTCTTTCCCATGAAGAAGCCAAGTAAAAAAACGGCAAACGCTATTATCCACGTGGACTTATCCACGTTCTTGAACAGGTCGACTGATTCCTTCTCCTGTTGAGGGACATACATTTCCGGATGCATGTAATATTGTTGCTGCTGCGGCTCTTGAACTGAATTTTCGTTTTCTTCCTGATTGTTTAGGGGGTCGATGTCAGGATTGTACTCGATGGGATTTCCCATATCAGATTCCATCATATTACTACTAACACCACTCTATTTTTTTAAGCTTATTCTGACTCACTCTCATCCTCGTCGTCGACGATGAAATCCTTGAGGTTACCGTTCTCGTCGGCGTCGTCATCGTCGCACTCCCCCTCGTCGTCGCTCTCGTCCGAGTAGCACTCGTCTTCCGTGTCTATGTCGGAACCGATATCGGTGTCGTGGTCCTCGCTGCAGTAATCGTCGTCCAGGGCATTCTCTGCTGGAACGAACACGATTGGTTTTTTAACGGCTCGTCCGGATCTTGTCGTCAACGTTGTCATCTATACTGTACACCCCATTATTGTTTAAGTAGATTAACGATGTTAGGGGACAGCCTGTGTGTCCTGGGCTTCGACTTCTTGCACACAGGGCACACCTGGACGATTTGACCCTTCTTCACCGTGTACGTCATCAGCTTATCGTGCCTCTCCCCGACCGTTTCACAAAACCTCGAGGTCGTCGTCACCGAGAGCGCCCCACCTTTTTGCCGTTTTATGTCCACGACCTTCGTACCCTCGTCCACCTTCATCCATCTGTTCATGAAATGTTCGATCTGGGATTTGACGTTGGGCATCGGTTTATCCATGTACTTCCGGATCTCCTTACATTTGGAAATCTCAGCCTTACTCGGGTACAGCGCTTTCGCGATATCCTCGGTAAGTTCATGTCTCCGCCCGACGAAATCTTTACAGAATCCGTCATTGCGACCGTCTAGAGTCGGGCACGTGCAGAAACACTTCTGCAGAATGTGTCTACCGCTGACCAAAAACCACACGTGATTCGAACCGTGTTTCCGTTGAATGTTCTCACACCACCGAGATGTGCTGGAGACGAGAAACGTGTTCTTACTCTTATACATCTTGGTCAGGTACGCATCTTCCTGGCCGGTCATGTTTTTTCGTATGAAGGTCTCCAATCGATCACGAAGCGCGGCGTCGTGCACCTCGTCTTTCGTCTGATCGGCCGTGAACGAACCTTCCTTCCTGGGTTTCGGTTTAGGTAAAGACGCCGCCGTGACGGGTTTCTCGGTCCTGACCGCCGTGGCCTTGAGAATCGCCGCGTCCGGTTCGGAACTGATCATCGCGAGCGACGAGAGCGGCCACGTGTACTTGAACACCGGGAGGTACATGCCCTCGACCACACCTTTCGCGCGTTTGTGTGACCACGGCATACGAAACCCGCTCCCCTTGGTCCGGCGCGCGGGGTCACCGTAGACGCTCGAATCCACGATCATGTCCCACTCGGTCGCCGGGTTGTGGCTGAAGAGATCCGAGATGATATATTGTCGGAGGTAGACCGCGGCGGTCTGTTCGACGACGAACTCCGGCCAGTTGAGGTGGACGCCCGTCTTGATCTTATCGCCCGCGGGCTTGGGTTGCGCGACGGAGACGATGCACTCTTTTCCCCCGAACTTTTTCACACATCTGCATATCACGGTGGATATTTGACTGATTTCGTCTATGCCGAGACCGTCGTCGGCTTTGTAATCGAGGTCCACGAAAAAGTTATACGTCGGGGTTTTCTGTTCCACGACGAATACTTTCTCGTCAGCTTGCACAGCCTCGATGTATTTGTCGTAAAATTCGTCCAATCTATCATACGGGACGGACAGGCATCCGCCGTCCAGGAGTACGTGTGATGGGTTGGGGACTTTTCTCAAGAAGCCGTTCTGGGAACACCAACTTTTGAACATACTTACTTTACATACACATTAATCCTCGTCTCTAAACCAGTTCGACGAACAGGAGACGTCCTGATAAATCTTCGTTTCGCTCAGTTCCTTCTTAAAGGTGAGGAGTTCGTAGACGGTCATCTTCTCATTTTCCCTGACCCAATCCTCGATCTCGGAGTCGCACAGACCCCGGTTCTTCTCGAGAAGTTCAGAGATTTGTCTCAGTATGAAAGCTTTCGATTTCATTATTTTATACTGAAGGTTTTTCTATCGGAAGATTGCACACACCTGTAAAACTCTGGATTTTTAATGACATTATCTATGATTAATTTCCATCGCTTACGCGAATTAAACTCGGGTAAGGTATCGTAACTCATGTAATCGTTCTCGTCGAAGGTCTTGCGAATGGGTTGGTTGTGTAGTTTTTTCAGTTGCATCTTGGCCTTCTCCTCGTAGAACCGCTTGACCTGTCCATGCTGCTCCGCCCTGTTGTAATCGACGAAGAACACGAAACAGTTATACTCGAGGTCCACCGTGGGACTTTCCTTGACTGTAAACTTGAAATCCATGTACTCACCGTTTTTCAAGTTGAGAACACCTCGGGTCTCCTCCTCGAGTTCTCGAAGCGCGCATCGGATCGGGTTGGTGATTTCCCTTCGACGACATCCGCCTGTGACAAAAATCCAATCTTTGAACCGCCAATCGCGCACGGTCAAGAACCGCGGTTGATCACCGTTGAAACTAACTGGTATCGCTATGGCCTTGTGTTTTTTCATCGCGCATGCGCGTTTCTACAATAGGCTGACATCTTATTCCTCAGATTTTTCTTCCACCTCCTCGGTGACAAGCGCGGGCTCTTCTTTCGCACCGCCGCCACCGCTGGACTGGGAAAGATGGCGCGCGACGTGCGCTGAGAAAACCTTGAGCTCGTCGACCTCCTGCTTCGCCTTGTTCAGCTCCCTGAAGAGGAAGACGAGGCCGGCGATGCAGGCGATTGCGGCGATGGTGGTGAGAATTTCACGGTCGATCGGGATCATTTACTGTCCTCACGACGCTTCTTTTTAAGTAACGACACCCATCGAAACGCCGTCGTCTTTCGGACACTGGTACGGGGTGGTTGCGAATTGCACGGCTTGGTAATGCGTGGCCTGGCACGATTTCTCGGTCGGCGGCGTGGGCTGACCCACGAACTTCTCGAGAGTCTGTGACCTTGGGTTATACGTCAATACAAAGACGACGGCTAAGAGGAAGATTGTTTTCCACATACTATTTAGTTAGAATATAAAAGACCGGCCATGCCGTTCTCCACCCTAAGCACGTTGTAGTTGACGGCGTAGATGTCCTCGTCGAACTTACCGACACCAGCACCGGCGTGGCCTGCGGACTGGATCCGAGCCGAGTCGAGTCGGCTGAAATTTAGACTACCGGTGGGCTGGAGCTTCGCAGCGTCGAGGCAGAAAGGCACGAAGAAAAGATTCGTACCCTTGACACTGGAGTTTGACGTGTGGTAGTAGAGGGGCACGGACGTGAAGTTGGGATCGGCGAATTTGTAATCGCCGATATCGGTACCGTTGATCTGGAGCTTGAGCTTGTTCGCCTCGTGGAGGATGGACATGGCGCTGCCCTTAGCGGCGGCGAGGTACTTGATCGGGTGATTGTAGTTGAGTTCCTGGATCAGGCTCTTGGACGCGATGCTCTTCTGGACCTGGGTGATGAGCATGTTCTGGGACCCGGAGCTGAACGCGGCGCGCTCGTCGGTGTCGAGGTACGCGAAGTTGGCGTAGACGTTCCAGCCCCAGCTCGAGGCGCTGCCACCCCAGGTGATGCGGATTTCGACGTCGTGGTACTGGAGGGCCACCAGGGGAAGCGCGCTCTGCCAGTTTTCGCAGAAGCTGAAACGAAGCGGGTAGAACTTGGCAGTACCCGCACCGTCGTAGAGACCACCGGCCACGGACTTGGAGTAGTTAGTGGCGGAGAGGGTGGGCGCGATGAGCGTCGAGTACGTGGAATCCTGGGTGTCCACAACTTGACCCCCAATTAGAAGCTCCACCTTAGAAATTACGGCGGTCCAATCGGGGACGGGTGCCGTGTCGGCGTCGGCGACGACGTAGGGTGCGAAGTACACGTAGTTGAGAAGGTCACCCTTGCGCTCGAAGCGCACGGTTGACATGCCGTTGTTGTTGACGTTGCCCTGGATCACCTGACGTTCGACCGTCTGACTGAAGTTGGTATACCGTTTATAAGTTGAGCGAAAGAAACTAACTTCGGGGGATCCTACGAGATGCGCATCCTGAGCGCCCACGGCGACGAGTTGGGCAATACCGCCAGACATTTTGTATTATATATATACTGAGAGTTTATTTTTTAAGCCTGCTCGAGTTGCTGGATTCTTTTCGTCAATTGGAAAACAACGTTCTGGAGGAGGGTGGTTTGAGAGGTCAGGTGGTCGAGTTTGGCGTTGGTCGCCTCGAGTGCATTTTCGTCCCGGAGTTTGGAGTTG